TGCCAGTCCCGCGATCCACATTCTTATTTAGTAAACAAGGATTTCCATGATTGTTTTCAAGTCAGTTACATATAAAAACTTTCTTTCCACTGGTAACGCGGGAACGACTGTCAAGCTAAACGAAAACCAAACTACTCTCATTCAAGGAGTTTCTGGTGCGGGCAAATCGACAATGATTGATGCCCTTTGTTTTGGTCTTTACGGCAAGCCGTTTCGCGATATCAACAAACCACAGATTGTTAATAGTGTTAATGGAAAGAAGTGTGAAGTCACCGTTGAGTTCAGGATTGGTGAGATAGATTATAAGGTGGTGCGTGGAGTCAAGCCTGCCAAGTTTGAGATTTACGCAAACGATAAGCTAATCAATCAAGACGCGGCTTTGAAGGACTATCAGAAGGTTCTAGAACAACAGATTCTTGGTATGTCCTTCAAGACGTTCACCCAGATTAGCATTCTTGGTTCTACAGCCTACACCCCGTTCATGGAACTATCAGCCGCTGGAAGGCGCGAGGTCATTGAGGACATTCTGGATATCGGTATCTTTTCGACCATGAACCAACTCCTCAAGGTTCAGATTCAAGAGACAAAGGAAGTACAGGTCCAAACTGATGCTGAACTTCGTACCCAGAAGGGTCAAGCCGAGGTTTTGCAAAAACTCGTAAATGTTTTGTCAAATAAGCAAAATTCGGAATTAGACGAAATCCGGGTTGGAATAGAGAAAATCACCAATGAAATTGATGTGTTGGAACGCGAATTATCGCTTCTAGAAAAAAACACGATTCCATTGAAGAAAAGAACGGAAGCGTTGAAGAGTCTTATTGAAACAAGTAATACGCTGTTAGAAGTGATTTCCGTGAAGAATGCTGAGTGGGAACAGCTAGATAGCCACATTCGGTTCTTTGGAGAAAATGACAATTGTCCGACCTGTTATCAGAGCATTGATGCCGCGCATAAAGCGGAGAAGGTTCAAGTTCTGGCATTGGCAGCCGCGGATATTGAACAGGTCATTCAAGAGCAAACGGAAGCACGGAAGAAGATTCGTAACAGAATGGACACCATCAGCAAGATTGCGGAAGATGTTCAAGCTAACAATCAACGAATGCTTGCTATCAAGTCTTCCATCAGTCTGCTCCAGTCGCGCCAAATTGAAGAACTCACCAAGCTAGAAGAGAAGTCGGAAGTCTCTGCTGATATCGTTGATGCCAAGCGGGACCTAAAGACCGCTGCCAAGCTTGTCTTGAGTCTAATTGATAAGAAGAAAGAGTTGGCAACACAGAGAGAACTTCAAGAGGCAGCTTCCATGCTTCTGAAGGATAGTGGTATCAAGACTGCCATCATTCGGGAGTATCTGCCGCTGATTAACAAACTGTTGAACAAGTACCTGAATGACATGGAACTGTTCGTTGAGTTTCACTTGGATGAATCCTTCAATGAGGTTATCAAGTCTCGCCATAGGGACGAGTTCACTTACGGTAATTTCAGCGAAGGCGAGAAGATGAGGATCTCTCTGGCACTGATGTTCACTTGGAGACATATCGCTAAGTTGAAGAACAGCGCCTCCTGCAACCTCCTCATTCTGGACGAGATTTTGGTGGGTAGACTGGACCAAGCTAACTCGGATATCGTTATCAACCTTATCAATCAGATTTCCAAGGACGGCACAAACGTCTTCGCCATCAGTCATGGTGATGCTCTTGCCGACAAGTTCTCTGGTGTTCTGACCTTTGAGAAACAAGGCGACTTCTCGGTGATGGTATAATATTAGAAAATTATAATAATTAAGGGTATTGCTTTTTTGGACCGATGGTGTATAATGTTTTCGTTATGACGAAAGAACAAAGACGGTTCAATCAGTTTGTAACAAAGGCGCGAGCCGTACATGGTGACTTGTACGACTATAGGCGCCTTTGGTATGAGAACAGGTCTGGTTGGTCGCGTCTCATTGTAGAATACGCTTGTAATAAACACAAAACAATATACATTCAAAGGGCATGGACTCACCTTCAAGGGCACGGTTGCCCTGTCTGCTCACCATTTAAAAGTATTCCGGTTGATAAGATATGCAGTATCCTTGGCCGCTATGATTTGGATTATACATTAGAACACACCTTTCAAGACCTTCGAGGATCACGTGGTGGCGTTCTGCGTTATGATATCGCTATCTTTCGAGATGGGCAGCTTGTGTTGCTGATTGAGTATGATGGAGAACACCACACTCAAGTTATTGAGGCACGAGGTGGTAAAGAGTCTCACGAAAGGACTAAAGATCATGATGCGATAAAAGACTTGTATGTGAAAACAAATGGTCTCAAGATGGTTAGGATACCCCACACTCAAAAAAAGAACCTCGAGGAAGTTGTAACTAGTATAATGCGAGAATATAACTTCAACCCCAAACAACAGAAGGAGATTATGATGAACGAGTTTAATTTCAAAACCGCTGTTAAACTTGTGTTGGAACAAAATCTGGATGACAAGACCACGGCTAAGATTCTCAGTGGGTTCTCGGGGTTCTTTGATGCATCTGCAACAACCTCCACCACTTCTTCCCCAATCAAACAATCGAAGAACAGTGATGGTCTTTTTGGAAAACATCTTGCTACCGTAAACACACTTGCTGAATATAAGACCCCTAATGATACATACACTAAAATACCCAAGGGGATGTACTCTGAACGTTCACTCAAGCAACTTTGTAAAGAGCAAAGACTGTATATTAACGAAAACAAAAGTTCCGTTTCCCTCTTTAAGAGGTCTCGGCGTACCAAGTAATTTTTCTCTTGACCTCACTTTCAGGTTGTGTTAGAGTATACCTGAAAGTGAGGTTGAATGAGAAAAATCGCTGATTCTTTTGAACGTGTTCTTCGTTGCGGTCAACACGTTCGGAATTTTTCGTGCCCTGTAATTTTTCTGTTGACTTTCACCTACCGATACTGTATAGTATATCTGTAATCGACACCAACCCACGGGAGGCTCTCCTTGAACGTTCTTGAAATGACAGCAAAAGTTCTCGCCACCGAAGACATTCGGGTCAGTAAGGCGAAAGTCAAGACTGCTTGTTTTGACCTGAAAGAACGCCACCTGATTCTTCCTATGTGGGACGGTCTTGAGCCCATCGTTGAAGATATGCTGGTCTGCCACGAAGTTGCCCACGCTCTTTTCACGCCCGATGATTTCATGGATCGCGTGAAAGAAAAGCCTTTTATGAAAAGCTATCTGAACGTGCTGGAAGATGCCCGCGTTGAAAAGCTTTTCAAGGAACGTTACAATGGGTCGCGAAAATCCTTTGTCGCCGCCTACAAGAACCTGCGTGAAACTGATTTCTTCGGCCTTGGGAACTACAACCCGAACGAACTTCCCTTGATTGACAAAATCAATATGTTCTTCAAGTTCGGTATTCAGTCGGGTGTGAAGTTCACCCAGAATGAATATAAGATTGCCGAACGCGCTTCCAAGCTTGTGACTTGGGAAGACGTTGTGGCTCTTGCCGAAGATATCTACGCCCTTGCCAAACAAGAGAAGGAAAATGCCAAGAAGGAAGTTGAAGAACTTCGTGAACAGGGCATGATTGAAAATCCGTCCGATGAAGATGAAGACGGGTTTGATGATGACGAAGATGACGATGAAGGTGGTTCCTTCGATGATGATGAAGATGAAGAGTGGGACACCGATAAGAAAACCAAATCCACCTCGGGTAATGAAGAAACCGACGACGTTTCTGAAAATAGTGAAGAGGGCGAGGAAGACGATTCGGATGATGACTCACTGACCGAGAAAACCCAATCCTCTGGGTCGGGTGATGAAGATGAAGACGCCGAAGGTGATGAAACAGACGAAGAGGGTGACTCTTCGCTTGAAAGCGTCACCGACAAGATGATGAACAAACGGTTCGAGGACTCTGCCAACGTCAACGGCGAGGCTCCCCGTTACATTGAACTTAGCGAAAACTACGACGATATGCGGTTCCTGATTTCGTATAAAGAAATCCTCAGCGCCTGCCGCGCCCGGAATTACAACAACAACGTCCAGAAGAAAATGTTCTATGACAAGTTCAAGAACCTGAGCCTCAAGCAGGTCAACCACCTGGTTCAGCAGTTCGAAATGAGGAAGGCCGCTGATGTTTACAGCCGTCGCCAGATTGCTAAAACGGGTCTGATTGACGTTAACAAGGTCGCTTGCTACAAAGTGAAGGATGACCTCTTCAAGCGCCAGACTCGCATTCCTACTGGTCAGAACCACGGCATGATTATGCTCCTCGACTGGTCGTCCTCGATGTATGACAAACAGAACATCCGTCATAGCCTCGACCAGGTTCAGTTGCTTGTCACCTTCTGCCGTAAGGTCAACATTCCTTTCCGAGTGTATGCTTTCGCTAGTGGGTACAATTCCTGTGCCAAACAGAACCACAAGGCTGACCATTTGAACCTTCTGGAACTGTTCTCCAGTTCGATGACTCTGACCGAGCATAACGAAATGATGGAAAACACCACCAGTGGCGCCATCATGAGTTCTTACAGCCTGAGTAACACCCCGCTTGCTCCGGCTCTTCTCGCCATGCGGAAGATGATCCCGCTCTTCAAGGAAGAGACGAAAGCCCAGAAAATCAGTTTCATCACCTTCACCGATGGTGGTGGTAACGTCTCTATCAGCCCGGACCGTTACTTCCAAGGTAACACTTACTTCCGCGACACGGTCACCAAGAAAAACTACCTGTTGTCCCGCAGTCACCGTGGTACTGATGTTGAAGAGGTTAACCTGTTCTATCAGATCCTGAAAGACCGGTTTAACGTGACCTCAATCTCGTTCTTCATCGGCACTCCGAGCAACCTTCAGGAAGCCGTTCATTACAGTGGCCGCACTTTTGATGCATACGATTATGCCAACAAGATTAAAGCCTCTTATATTAAAGACCAGTTCTTCAAGATGACTGGTTTCGGTCGCGATGCCATCTACCTTGTGAATAACAAGATGTTGGTTAATAAAGACTTTGATACTTCTAGCATTACGGGTAGCATGACCTCTAACAAGATTGCCGGTGTCCTTCGTAAGTCTGGTAAAGAGAGCCTCAAGGGTAAAATCCTTCTGGAGAAATTCGTGGAGACGATTGCCTAATGTATAAAATACACTTCCCTGCCTATGATGGCAGAGGCACAAAACCAGTGGTCGGAACATCGTGGTCTAGATATGACCTTCGCGGTTGTTCTTATCAAGAGATTCTGGATAGAAGTGAACTGGTCATCATTGAGGACGAGTTGGTCAAGTGTCGGTACTTTAAGAACTTGGAAGACTTGTGTGACCAACTCATATCCCAGAAATCCGTTCCTGTTACATATCAGTATGACTATAACGCGGGTAGCAGAACAGCAAGAGCGATGCAAGCGTCACCTCCGGGTGGCTGGTACTCTCAAACCACCAAACCACTGCCCATGACCACATTGTTTGACTTCGATGGCGAAGAGCCGGCGCCAACGAAAATACCCAAGAGGGCTACACCGAAACCCAAAACACTCTCGGAAACGATTTTGGAAAAATCTGTGGTCAAACGAAAATAGTTGTTGACTTCTCTCCTTGGTTGGTGTAGGATGTATCTGTAATCGACACCAACCAAGGAGAAAATCATGGGCTTCGAAGCGAAAATCCTGAAAGCTGTTGAAGAGAAGTTGGGTGCTGTTCCTGCCGCGTTTGCTCACGGAACGCTCTTCGTTGAAGATATCACCAAAGAGGAAACCGAACTTGTTGTTGAAGCTATCAGAGAAGTCATTTTCCCGGAAACTGATGTTATTGTTTCGGGCCCCATCGTTGACCGTTTCGGGTCTGAATACGCTTTCGATATCGCCTGAAAATAGTTGTTGACTTCTTCCTCCCATTCGTGTATAGTATCTGTGTCAGTGAGAAAAACCCACATTATGAAAGGCTTAAAAAATGAGTAAGTTCGGTATGACTGTGTTCAAGGAAGTTGCCCCTGGTGCTGTTGTCACTGAAACTGATGGCCTGTTCCGCGCCATGCTTAACGGGAAACAGCTTGTTTCCAGTCGTAAACACCCCGAGTACTGTGTTGTCACCCTCGAAAAGGCTCTCGGCATCAAAGCCGACCGCCGTCGCAAGCCCAACAATGAGCCGAAAGCGGCTCGCGCTCCGAAAGTCCCCGTCTCGGTTCTGATGCCGGGCGCGACTGTCGAAGCCGCTCCTGAGATGCAAATCGTCCGCGACAAACAGAACAACGTGGTCTACATCCCGGACAAAGATGCCACCTTCATTCCGTTCGGTGAGTTCAAGGACATTAACACCATCGTCGCTTCTCGCGCCTTCTTCCCGATTTTCATCACGGGTCCCACGGGTAACGGTAAGTCGACCATGGTCGAACAGTCCTGTGCCCGCAACAAACGTACCTACATTCGTCTCCAGATTAACGGTCAGACGGATGAGGATCAGTTGATTGGTACCAAGACTCTCGTTAACGGCAACATCGAAATCGTTGAGGGTCCCGTCCTTATCGCCATGCGTACTGGTTCGGTTCTTCTGCTTGACGAACTTGATGCCGCTGACCCGAACAACATCATGTGCCTTCAGTCGATCCTCGAAGGTCGCCCTTACTACTTCAAGCTGAAAAACGAGATGATTTACCCCCAAGCCGGGTTCAACATCGTCGCGACTGGCAACACCAAGGGTCGTGGTTCCGACTCGGGTAAATACATCGGTACCAAGATTCTGAACGAAGCCTTCCTTGAACGCTTCCCGGTTACCATGTGTCAGGAATACCCGTCGATGCAGACCGAACTTCGCATCATCCGCAACTGGATGGAAAAGTTCAATTGCGTGGATGACAAGTTTGCCCAGACTCTGGTTAAGTGGTCTGATGCCATTCGTAAGACCTACGAAGACGGCGCGATTGATGACCTTATCACCACTCGCCGTCTCATCCAGATTGTCCAGTCGTTCAGTATCTTCAAGGACAAAATGCTTGCGGTCAATCTCGCTTGCAATCGCTTCGACTCTATCACTAAGGCAACCTTCGTTGATGTTTTTGAGAAGATTCTGCCTGATGATACTCCGGTGGTTGAAGATGAAATCCCGGTCGAAGAGGCTGTTGCGGTCTGAAAGGAAAGAGAGTTTGCCGGTGCGGCGAACACTGCCGCACCGAAAACCAAATATGAACTAGCAGAAGAGGAGTTTTGGGAGTTACTTGATGCCGAAGGTGGATGGAAGTCTGGAGATACTTTCTCCAGACATTATTCTTATGGTGTAATTGTTCAGAAGAGCAAAAAACTCGGTATTATAGGAGACTTTAGTGCATGATGACGTATAAGACGCTTTCCGCTAAACGCAAGGTCGTAGTTGATGCCTTGCTGAAAGAGTATCCTACCATCACCAAGAGCGGTGTAATCTCCTATAAAGAGATACAAGACTTCTGGGACAAGGTCAAAGGAGACGTTTCGGAAGGTAAACGACCGTTCGGTTATCCGCTCTGGATTACCATCGAAAAGGATTGCAAGACTGAAACACGGGGAGTGTATCGCTTGCCCCTACCAAACTCTAAGGAGGTATTGACACCGCTTCCCAAGCCATGTAAAGTAGTTGATGAAGTTGTATACACCAATGAAGAATATGAAGCGACATTAATAGCGGCTGGTATCAAGCCCAAAAAACGTAAAGGATGATTTATGAAGCTATCGAAAGACACTGTAGCACTGTTGAAGAACTTCTCCACGATTAACAGCAACCTGGTCGTCAAGCAAGGCAACGTTCTGTCAACCATCAGCGCGGCAAAATCTGTCTATGCCCATGCCACCGTACCCGAGATGTTCCCGAGTCAGTTCGGCATTTATGACCTGAACCAGTTCATTCAGGTTCTGTCCCTCTTCGAAGATCCGAACATTGAGTTCGAGGAGAAGTTTCTCACCGTCTCCCAAGCGGGTCGGAAGATTAAGTATTTCAGTGCCGAAACTGATGTACTCACCTATCCTCTCAAGGAGATTAAGTCCCCGCCGACCGACATTGAGTTCGACCTGACTGCTGTTGCTCTTGGTGACATTATGAAGACCGTCGGCATCCTGTCTGCCAATGACGTTTCTTTCATCGGCAATGGTAGTACCATCACCGTCACAGTTGGTGACCGCAAGAACCTCACCTCCAACTCGTTCCAATTCGAAGTTGGTAAGACCACTGAAACATTCGCCGCGCACCTCAAGGGCGAGAACTTCAAGTTCGTGCCAGGTGATTATAAAGTCGAATTGTCTACCAAACGTGCCGCGAAATTCTCGGCAGGTGACGTTTTCTATGTGGTAGCAATGGAAGCCGATAGCGTCTTCAACTAACGGTAACCTTCCTCTTGCACACTAACACTGGTGATGTTATAATGCATTATCAGTGTTAGTGTGTTGAAATCACAACTTTTATTATGAGGTCATTATGAATGCTGTAGCCTTGGCCGTAGACCCAAATGAGTTTGTTTGGGCCCAGAAGTATCGTCCCAGAACTGTTGCCGAGTGTATTCTTCCTGAAGACACCAAAGCGATGGTGAAAGAACTCCTCGCCCGAGGAGAAATCCCCCATATGCTTTTCAGTGGTGGACCCGGCATGGGTAAGACCACTCTCGCTTATGCTATCGCTAACGAACTTGGTTCGGACGTTATGTATATCAACGCCAGTCTGGAAAATGGTATTGATATGCTCCGAACCAAGATTCAGTCGTTTGCTTCCACTGTATCACTCTCTGATAGCGGTCCCAAGATTGTCATCCTCGACGAAGCGGATGGTATGACTGGTGCTATTCAAGGCGCCCTAAAAGGGTTCCTCGAAGCATTCTCCGCGAACTGCCGCTTCATTTTCACAGCTAATCACAAACACAAGATTATTGAACCAATCCATTCTCGGTGCACCACTGTTGACTTCAAGATTAAGAAATCCGAGAAGGGCAAGATACTTGTCAACATTCTTCGTCGTACCTGCCAGATACTTGACTTGGAAGGTGTGACTTATGACAAGGCGGTTGTTGCTAAGGTCGTTGAAAAGAACTTCCCTGACTTCCGCCAGATTCTGAATGACCTTCAACGCCATGGTGTTTCGGGTGAAATCGACACCAGCATTCTCGCCAATATAAATAATGAGATGGCGGCGTTGATTGATATTCTGAAACGCAAGAGTTGGGTGGAACTTCGTAACTGGGTTTTTGCGACAGAGATTGATGAAGCTACCATGTTCCGTAGTCTGGTGGACTCTCAGGAAATTGATATTAAAAGTAAGCCACAATTGATTATCATCCTGAACGAGTGCCAGAAGGCTTCCCCATTTGTGGCGGATAAGCCACTCAACACTCTTGCTGCCCTCACTGAGGTGATGGGTACTGTAAAGGTAGGATGACATGGACATTCTTAGTTTCATCATTGGCTTTGTGGCAGCCTCTGCATTCTTCATCTACCAAGGTAACAAGTATCGTAGATTGAAGAGAAAGGAAACATCCCTCACATTGAAGCTTGAGCCTACCCGCCAAGCCCTCATTGAGAAGGTTAATGGAAAGTATCACGTTCTGGATGCCAAGACCAACAAGTATCTGGGAGAGTTTACCTCTTGGGGGAAGCTGGCAGAACTGTTGATTAGTGTGGACGGTAGTGCCACTTGGAGTATCAAACACAATCTACCGGAACTGGATCAACGTTATGACGAAGAGACTTAGTCCATTTGATTGGATAAAATCAATAAACGAAAAGACCGAGATTGATATGTCTCAGATTGACGAATATGTTCCTTATATCGTCAATCGAGGTCTTGCCCACTTTGAGGATTGTGTATTGTGGACAAATGAAGCAAACAAGTTACATCAACTAGATAAAGAACTCCAGTATGCTTTTCTTTTTGGTGTAGTCAATAAGCGCCGTAGGTTTTCCAAGTGGGTAAAGAAGGAGACTGATGTTGAACTCCAGCCCATTATGGAATACTATAAGGTATCTGAACCTCGTGCCATGGAGATTTCTAAGCTTATAAATACTACACAGATGGAACAAATCAAAGAAAGATTGAGTAGAGGTGGCAGATAATGGAAAATAATGTACGTGGCACGGATGTTCTATACAATTGGACACCCGACAAGATGGTGGAAGTAGTACTAGCACAACCCGATGACTTTTTAAAGATTCGCGAAACATTGACTAGGATTGGCATCGCTTCAAAGAAAGATAACACTTTGGTACAATCGTGCCATTTGCTTCATAAACGCGGTAAGTATTACATCGTTCATTTCAAGGAGATGTTCATCATTGACGGCAGAGAGTCTAATCTAACTGTTAGTGATGTTGAGAGACGTAATCTCATTGTTAGTCTTTTGATTGACTGGGGCTTGTTGAAGGTCGCCAATGATAAGCTGATTGCTTTGAAGGCACCTATGTCTTCTGTTCGTATCATTCCTTTTAAAGAGAAGAACGAATGGACACTTCAATCAAAATATACACTTGGAAATAAAGGATATACCCCAAAAAGTGCATAAATAGTTGTGGCGGGCACCAATCTTGGTGCCCGCACCAAACCACGCCTCTTGAAGGGTGGTAAATAACCTCTCGCTGAAAAGGAGAATGTGTCATGACAAAACTGTATTACACCAACCCATTTGCCGGTCTAGAGCGTAGATTCATCGGGTTCGATGAAATCTTTGACGAAATGCTTAGATTCCAAAACGGCAAGCAGAATCAGAACTTCCCTCCACATTCCATAAGACGCCTAAACGATGATAAGTATGTCATTGAAATGGCTATTGCCGGATATGGTAAGGAAGACCTCAGCATTGAACTTGAAGACAAGGTGCTGACTGTCAAGGGAAGTCTGGAAGAGGACGAAACCGAATATCTGTATAAGGGTATAGCCAACAGAGCATTCACGAAGTCGTTTACTCTCGCGGACGAAACAAAGGTGGATGGAGCTACCGTAAAGAACGGTATACTTTACATCTTCCTTAGAAAAGTTGAACCAGTGCGTGATATCAAGAAAATCACAATAACAGACAATATACCTTCCATAACCGTTCAAGAACCACAGCAGTTGAACGGCTAAAGGGTAAGTAGCAAGTTCGTATTCTAATCACATTCAAAATGGGAGCCTGCTTCTAGCGGGCTCCTTTTTATTTGACTTGAAAGGTAAAATACGCTATTATAGAGTATAAAACAACACAGGAGATTGTTTTGGAAAAGTTCATAAAAATCCTATACGTGGCTTTGGCTCTGTTACTGCTATTGTTGCTTCTGGCCCATTGGTCGATACCAACACATTCGGCGCCGCTTCCAGAGCCAACACCCGTGGTTGAGATACAAGAGCCACTATCGCTTTACACAGTTGCTCCAATCCCATTGACTCCAGAGGATAGATTGTTGCTTGCCAAGAACATCTATTTTGAGGCGGGTGTTGAAGACTACAAGGGTAAGATAGCCGTCGCGCAGGTTACCTATAATCGTCTAAAGAGTGGTAAATGGGGTAGACGATTGGACGATGTTGTTTACGCCAAGAATCAATTCTCTTGGACACTATACAAAGCGAAGCGATACAAAGTGCCAAAGGGTGATATCTGGAACGAGTGCCTCCAAGTGGCTTGGGACTTTCAGAATGGTGTGAGAATCCGCGACTTCAAGGATGTTACCCATTATCATGCCGAGTATGTCAATCCCCACTGGGCTGATGAAGACAGTAAGGTGGCTCAAATAGGTACCCATATATTTTACTCCTTGTGATATTTCTGTTGACTTCTCTCCTTGGTTGGTGTAAGATGTATTCGTAATCGACACCAACCAAGGAGCCAAAAATGATTGATCTTCGTAACGCAAAACCCGGCGACATTTTGCTTTCTAAACACGGTCAGTTTCTTATTTACGTTACTCCCCTCACGAATGACTTTTATGACCACGAAGTTCAATACTTGAACGGCTCCCGTGGTTCAAGGACTCATTCTGGTCACGTTTACAAAAACAGAAGCCGCCGCCTACCGGGTGACCACGATATCAAGTTCATCATCGGAGGGTCTCTGGAAGGATAAATAACTTTATGAAGTTTATCTGGTTAGACGAAAGTAAGAAGTCGCATAACTTCATTGAGAAAATCTCATTGGAGAATATGCTTATTCCTAAACATTCTGAACTCCTCAACACTCCTGTGGTTGAGTTGTCGATCATGGTTCACGAATTGGATGTTAAGGAGACTGTACTTCTCTTGAAACATCTTGAGAGTCCACCCACTAAACACAATCTCGCCCAACGCGCCGCCGCTAAATACAATCAGAGCAAAAAGAAATTACACGGCTGCGAGACAGGCGACTGTACCGATTGTGGGGGCTGCGAATGAGTTTTAAAGAGTATCTGAACGAGAAACTAATGACCTTCGGTCGCAAGACGTATCCACGTTTTGGACAAGTTGTTATTCTCGGTGGTGGTGCTGGTTCTGGTAAGGGTTTCCAGCTTAACTCCCTGTTGGGTGTCGAAGGTAAGGTGTTTGATGTTGACTCGCTGAAACAGCTTGCAGTCCGCGCACCTATGTTCGCCAAGAGAGTTAAGGACGAGACGGGGCACGATATTCAACACTTTGACCTCCGTGATTCAAACAGCGTCTTCAAACTCCACGACATTCTCGCCTCGGTGTATCACATTCCGCGCAAGAATCAAGAGGCGGTCTTCGGTGCTATTCTGACTGCACCACCCGAACGAAAGCCCAATCTAATCTTTGACGTTACACTCAAGGATATGAAAAAGTTGGCTGAGATTAGTATGAACGTTTTAGAACTTGGTTACGAGAAGGAAAACATCCATCTTGTCTGGGTCATCAATGACGTAAATACAGCTAAGGTCCAGAACATGACTCGGGAGCGCGTGGTGCCCGAGGAGATCCTTCTGGACACCCACGAAGGCGCCGCACTCACTTTCAAGAAACTCCTTGATATGGGTGAAAATCTGCACAAGTATATGGACGGAGATATCTACTTTTCCTTCAATAACAAAGGGCTAGATACCGCTATCTCGCAATCTGCCATTGCGCCAGAGCATAAAGGCAAGTTTAGTGTTTCCAAGAAAGTTATCCAAGGTGCACCAAGAGGCTCTTGGGTTTCCAAGGCAGATTATGTTAAAGTGAAGGACCAAGGAAAGCCACAGAAGCCAAGCGCACAACTTTCCAAGGAAGTCCTTGATAAGATTAGAGAATATACACCATCAATCAATACCTGGTAAGTGTAATGACATTTAAAGAATATCTAAATGAAGTCAATAAACCTCTCACAGATGGTGAGAGGAGGTTGCTTGATATTGTCACTGCTGAGTTTAAAACTCGCAATGATAAAGAACTAGAACGATGGGGTGAGCCTCTTTCTACAGGTATCAACATCGATTCGTTTATACACAATCATAAAGTGTATAGAGTAATGTATCCAGAACTTAAAACTGATGGTACGAGAAAGAACCGAGTTATCAAAGATATACATGCTCTGATTGAAAAGGGTTATCTTAAAGTAACAAACGATTCTACTAGTAGACACCACTACAACACAGCTAAAAACTTTGGTCGAGATATCACTAGACGAAGTATGGAAGTAAGAACGATATTGGTAATACCCACACAATTCTAAAGGATTATGATTATGAGCGTGATGTTCTGTTATGACATTGAAACATTAGACCTAGAATCCACGGCAGTCATTCTATCTGCCGCTATCACCTGCTTCGAACTTAACGATGCCAATCTATACTCCTCTTCAACTGAACTCTTCAATGAGTTGTTGAAGAGGGGACATTTGATTAAGTTTGATGCCAAGGACCAAGTAAGTCTGGGTCGAACTGTTGGTAAAAGCACTCTTGACTGGTGGGCTACTCAGGACAAAGAGGTTCGTAAGTACAGTCTTACTCCCACCCCAAATGACGTTTCCGCAAAAGAGGGTATTGAGAGAATCATCAACTACGTCAAGTTCTGGGGCGGTCAGAAGGATGGTCTGTTCTGGATTCGTGGTGGACTTGATCAACTCTGTACCGAATCCCTCTGTAAGAAAGTTGGTTACGCAAACGGCGTGGGAGATATTCTCCACTACAATCGCTGGTGCGATGTTCGTACCTTTCTTCGCTTGATGAAGGACACCACGGATAGACAGGGATATTGTACTGTACCCGACTTTGATAAGAACCTCGTGGCAAAGCACAATCCACTCCATGACGTTTGTTATGATGCTTTAATGATGTTGCGAGGTGAGTAATGAAGATGCTTAGAAGTCGTAAGAAGTTTGGGCGATGTTCCTTGGAGGGAACATACCACTCGTTTTGCGAGGTCACACAAGAGATACAGAGTCAACCGATGACCCGCGCAAAAGAGAACGCGGAGACTGAAAGGGAGATAAGAGAACAGTTGACAGATTCACTATAATGAACTAAAATAAGACAGTAGCACAAAAACCAATCACTATAATGAGTCCACGTTGCCGGACTTGCGTTTATGCCATTCAGTTGTTTTATCAGAAAGAATCTGTCTTTGTTCTGGAACTGCCATTCGTCGTTTGCTCGCCTCTGACATTTTTTGTCTTGATTCGATGGATGGGGTTCTGCCCTTTAGTGGAGATGGTCGACCCTTCAGAGCCAGTGACCTTTTTAGGTTACTTTCTGGTGTTTGTATCTTACCACTCTGTCCTTCTCCACCATCAGTTCTATTGAACAACGTACCCGTGTTGTCATCTTTTCTACCATACCAGCGTATCAATCTACGTTCAATGGCAAATGCTCCAATTTCTGTTAGTCTCGCTTCAACTATGATTATTTGACTATCGTTATTGGGTCGTTTACAGGAACGATGCCAATGCCATGCTCTATCGTCTTTGCCTTTTCCGATATAGTATGGCCTGCCATTTTTGCTTATATAAGCGTAAACATAAAAACCAGAGGGGATGTTGTGCCTGTGATAAATAGGTAAGCTGGACATGATTGGTTCTCCAATTGGTTGAGTGTCTAGGGACGCCGGAAGGGCCAACTTCGTGGGCGTCATTCTTATTTAGTCAACTTGACATTTTAAATATCGTATGTAATAATAAACATTATGAAAAGGAGTTTTGAATGACTGGCACTTATACATATGTGGCATCTTACGGCAACAAGATTCTTTGTCGTGGTTTTGAAGCAAACGGCGACAGATTCATCTTTCAAGACGATTACACCCCCACCCTATTCACGTATTCTAAAAAAGCTAAGGTCGAGACACATTGGAAAGACCTTAACGGGACACCTGTATACGCAATTCAACCTGGTACCATCAAAGACTGCCGAGAGTTCATTCAGCAGTACAAAGACATTAGTGGGTTCGAAATCCTAGGTAATACAAACTGGGCTGCCCAGTTCATCTCTGAGAAGTTTGCCCGCGAGTTGAAGTTGGATATGACTCGCATCCGGGTCAACATCATTGACATTGAGACTGCTACCGAGTCTGGTTTTCCAAACATTGAGACTGCTAACGAAGAGATTCTTTGTTTGACCGTTTATGATAATATCAAAGACCGCTTCATCCATTACACCTCCACAGACACAAAGCTAGATAATCAACTCCTGAAAGATAACAACGTTGACCCGAACAAGGTCATTGTTTCCTATCACATCAATGAGCGGGAAATGCTTCGGAGGTTCGTTCAGGAGTGGTCGGAGAATCATCCAGATATCGTATCAGGTTGGAACAGTCAGTTCTTCGACCTTCCCTATCTAATCCGTCGTATTGAAAGAGTATGCGGTGAATCTTTCGTTAAGAGACTTTCTCCTTGGGGATTAGTCAAGGAACGGTCCGTCAAGATTAACAACGACGAAGTTGTGGTTTTTGATATAGTCGGTGTGTCCCATCTTGATTACATCGACCTGATGAAGAAATACACGTATGGTGTTCGTGACTCTTGGAAGTTGGACTCTGTTGCCCATGACGAAATCGGAAGCCGTAAGTTGACTTATGAGGGGTCCTTTAGGGATTTCTATACGTCTGATTGGAACCGGTTTGCGGCATATAACATCATAGACGTTGCCTTGGTCGGTGGTCTGGATGCCAAGTTGAAGTTGTTTGAGTTGATGTTGACTATTGCTTATGACTCCAAGGTTTCACCCGAGGACGTTTTCAGCCAAATCAAAACTTGGGATGCTCTAATCTATAACTTTCTGAAAGACAAGTTTATTGCTGTACCAAACAACAAGAGAAATCACAAGATTTCCTTTGAGGGGGCTTTCGTCAAAGAACCCAAGATTGGTAAGCACAAGTGGTTGGTTTCGTTTGACCTCCAGAGTCTATATCCACATATCATCATGTGGGCTAATATGAGTACTGAGACGATTGCCAATCAGCAAATGACATTAACTGTTGACCGATTACTTTCCAAGGAATATGAGTTGGAGTTCCTCAAGAAAGATAATCTTGCTATGACAGCCAATGGTGCCATGTTCCGAAAGGATAAGAAAGGCTTCATGGTCGAGTTGGTTGAACGCATCTATAACGAGCGGTCTATCTTCAAGAAACAGATGCTTGAACTGGAGCAGAAGTATGCCAACGTGAAGGATAAATCCCTTCTCTCCGAAATCAGTCGCTTGAACAATCTTCAGATGGCACGTAAGATTCAGATTAACTCGCTCTATGGTGCCATGGGTAGTAACTACTTCCGTTACTATGATGTTCGTATCGCTGAAGGTATCACCATGCAAGGACAGCTTGCCATCCGGTGGGCATCAAACGCTATCAATCGGTTTATGAACAAGGCTTGTAAAACGGAAGGCGTGGATTACGTCATCTATAACGACACCGACTCCGTGTACCTTTCGCTGGAGAAGTTGGTCAATCTTCACTGGGCAGACAAGATGGATAACCCCAATGAGATTGTCGGATTGATTGATGACTTCTGTGAAAAGATTATGCAAAAGGTCATCAATAACTCCTATACGGAACTTGCGGAGTATATGAATGCGTATCAACAGAAGATGATTATGAAGCGCGAGGCAATTGCTGAGGCTGCCGTCTTTGTTGCCAAGAAGATGTATGCTATGAGTGTACATAACTCTGAAGGTGTACAGTACAAAGAACCGAAGCTGAAGGTCGTTGGACTCCACCTAGTCCGTTCCTCCACGCCTGGAATAGTCCGTGGTATTCTGAAACAAGGTGTTCGCGAAGTTCTCTATGGTTCAGAAGCATCGGTTCAAAACTTCATTTCCAAGTACCGCAGAGAGTATGACAAGGCTTCTGTTGAAGAGATTGCCTTCCCGCGGGGTGTGAACGGGCTGAGACAGTACGCTGGTTCACCAATCTATTCCAAAGGGTGCCCTATCCACGTGCGGGCGGCATTACTTTACAATCACTATCTCAAGAAACTGAAACTTGAAAATCAGTATGAGGCAATCAAGGAGGGTTCAAAGATTAGGTTTGTGTATCTCAAGCTACCCAATCCGTTTCACGAAAACGTCATTGGGTTTCCGGACAAACTGCCGATAGAGTTTGGTTTGCACAAATACATTGACCATGATATGATGTTTGAGAAGAGTTTTGTTGACGGTATGAAGTCAATCCTCGATCCTTTGGGTTGGTCTACAGAGGAACGAGCAACGCTAGAAGATTTATTCGGCTAACAAGAAAGGTAAACAATGGGATTACTAGAAAAACTACAGAAGAATAGCACCATCAAAGAGACGGAAATTGTTTCCGAATCAAAGTTCTTTAACAAAAAGGACATGATTACCACTCCTATTCCAATCGTCAATGTTGCATTGTCTGGTCGACTTGACGGTGGTTTTGTGCCTGGTATGACAATGTGGGCTGGTCCATCGAAACACTTCAAGTCACTATTCAGTTTCTTGATGGCAAAAGCATATATGGACAAGTATCCAGATGCCATTATGTTGTTCTATGATACAGAGTTTGGTACACCTCTGTCATACTTTGACTCGCTTGGTATTGACTTGAAGCGAGTTCTCCACACTCCAATAACCAATATCGAACAGTTGAAGTTTGATATCATGGCCCAGTTGGAGCAGATTAACCGTAACGAGCATATCATTATCGTTGTTGACTCTATTGGTAACTGCGCCTCAGTTAAAGAGGTCGAAGATGCCATGAACCAGAAAGCGGTTGCTGATATGAGCCGCGCAAAGCAGTTGAAGTCCCTGTTCCGTATGGTGACACCACACTTGAATATTAAAGACATTCCGATGGTCGTGGTCAATCACACCTACAAAGAGATTGCCCTATTCCCGAAGGATATCGTCGGCGGTGGCACCGGTAGCTATTACAGTGCCGATAACATCTTCATCATCGGGCGTCAACAGGAGAAGGAAGGGCAAGAAGTTGTCGGCTACAACTTCATCATCAACGTGGAGAAGTCACGTTATGTGAAAGAGAAGTCCAAGATACCTTTGACTGTCACCTTCGAAGGTGGTATCTCCAAGTGGTCTGGTTTGCTGGACCTCGCTCTTGAGTCTGGGCATGTTGTCAAGCCTTCAAACGGATGGTATGAGTCTGTGAAGCACGAAGCCGGTAAGAAGTATCGCTTGAAGGATACAGAGTCTTCTAACTTCTGGAAGCCCATTCTTCTGGACAAAACCTTCCACGAGTTTGTGCGAAACAAGTATGAGATGGCCTCTAACACGCTATTGTCAGGTGACACGCTTGATGATAAACTGAGTAAGATGATGGATAAAGTTGGTGATGAAGTCAACATGGATGGTCCCATCATCGGGAGTTCAATGAGCAATGATTAAGTACACGACGGAAGAAGTTGACATTAATGAAAGACCTTATACCAGTATTGCCTTTGTTGAAGGACCTTATGCTGGTATAAGGTTTCTTCTGGGTAAGGTTGAGTTCAAACCAAAAGACGGCGTCCTAGTGATGCACTATGAGTATGATGTATTGGATGATGTTCAATTTTCTCCCGAAAGCTTGGCTGAGTTTAGAACATTGGTTGGTGACTTGGTTCTTCAACTAATCGAAGAGGGTCATGCTACAGGCACAAACGTATTCACCGGAGGAACTGAGTGAGACTAGAAGACCAAATTATAACTGGTTTGATGTATGATGAAGAGTTCGCCCGTAAAGTAATTCCGTTCATCAAGGAAGATTACTTCACGGATAGGAACGACCAAGTTGTCATTGAAGAGATAGTTAAGTTCTTTGACAAGTATTCCAAGTTGATTACCAAAGAAATCCTGACCATTGAAGTCTTGGATAGAAAGGACCTTTCACAGACAGAAGCCAAACAGCTACCAGAGTTTGTTGATACCATTGCTGAAAACGTCCAAGATGTTAGATGGCTAATCACTGAAACCGAGAGGTTCTTTCAGAAAAGAGCAGTCTATCTGGCTATTCTGGATAGTATTGCTATCATTGAGGGTAAGGATACAAAGAAGAGTGAAGACGCTATTCCATCTCTTCTCCAAGATGCTCTATCCGTCACGTTTGATATGCAAGTCGGGCATGACTATCTTGAGGACACCGAAGACCGATATGATTTCTATCACCTTAAGGAAACGGGTATTCCGTTCAATCTGGAAATCTTCGATAAGATAACAGGTGGTGTTGGACTTCGTCCTAAGACATTGACCTGTGTGTCTGCTAAGACGGGTGGTGGTAAGTCAATCTTTCTCTGCCACACTTCGGCTAATGCCTTGATGCAAGGTAAGAACGTTCTGTACATCACCATGGAAATGAGTGAGTATCGGATTGCGGAGAGAATTGATGCTAATCTCTTCGACACACCACTTCTCCAGTTAAAGAATCTTGATAAGAAAAACTTCACCAATCGTATTGAGAAGATTAAAGCCAAGACTCACGGTCGATTGGTTGTCAAGGAGTATCCTACTGGAGCGGCACACGCTGGTCATTTCCGTGCGTTGATTGAAGAGTTGAAGGCAAAGAAGGATTTCGTACCCGACCTCATTTGTGTTGACTATATGAACATCTGCGCCAGTCAAAGGGTGCGCAATCACAACGCCAATAGCTACACCATTGTTAAGAGTATTGCTGAGGAACTTAGGGCAATCGCGGTCGAGTACAATGTTCCTGTTCTGACTGCTACCCAGTTGAATCGTGGTGGTATGGCAAGTACCGATGTTGAGATGACAGACACTAGTGAGTCCATCGGTGCAGTCGCGGCGCTTGACCTATACTTTGCAATCATTAGAACCGAAGAACTTGATGAACTTGGGCAAGTTCTAATCAAACAGTTGAAGAATCGATATGGAGATCCTAATAATTATAAACGTTTTGTTATCGGCTTGGATAGTGCGAAGATGAAGTTTCACGATGTTGAGGCTTCGGCACAAGAGAACGTAAGCGGGGCAACAGAAGCCGAAGAGTATGAAGAGGAACCTGTCATCAACAGACCATCCTTGAAAAAGAAACTAAACACAGAACAGTTCAGGTTCTAAAACAAAAGCCACCTTCACGGGTGGCTTTTTTGTTGACTAAATATTGAATACAACTACTCTTGGGGTCTATATGGCAACAACATTAACATATGATGCTTTGATTTCTCTGCTTAACTCTATTGGTTATACTAATATCAAAAAGCTTTCTAATGTTAGCGTTGCTATTCTCACCAACGACAATAGGATAAAGACCATAGAAGGCATCGTTAAAAAGCTCCACGGTGCCGTATATGATCCAACTCCAACTCCGAAATCTAGTATAGGGCTGATTCGTTTCAAGTCGTTCTCCATAACTGTTAAGCCCGCGTCACGCCAAGGTACAGCATCAGCCGGAGTTGAGAATGAAGTTATGCTTGTCAACTTCATCAACTCCGCGACAAAGAACGGTCCCATGAATGTAATCTTCAAGGGAAAGAATAAGACGTTTGAGGTTGTTGGGTGTGTTAAAGCAACATCCGTTGGTTCTGATACATCAGGACGTAAGAAGGCAGATGTTATTCTTTGGGATAAGAAGCAAAAGCAGTATCCTATTTCCATAAAGAAAGACAACGCGGAAGTCTGGGAGTCGGCAGACTCCTATTTCAGTCAAGAGGCTACACGTATCATTGAGAAGGCTGTTAAGAATGGAACAACAAAGCTGGAATACTATGATACATACTTCAAGATAGAACCAAACATTGCAGTCCAAGCCACACAGCAAGAGAAGCGAGATGTTGTTTTCGGTACTGATATAGAAGGTAAAGGTTGTATTGTTACCAAAACATTCAGAACAGACTCTTTTAAACAGATAGAAGACACGATTGTTATAGATTGTTCACACATCATTACAAACATTAGTGATGTTGTTGGAGATAAAGATGTTATGTTCTTGATAAGAAACGACAAAACAAGAAAGTCTATCAAGGCTTATCCAGGTATAAGAGTTTTAGCCGCATATGCCAAGCGAATTAATCCTAATGTCAAGGTTGTAAATCGCTAAATATAATGACAACTTTTTATTAATGGGACTAGAGAGATGAAAAAAGCAATAGTATACACCTTTGGGCGGTTCTCGCCTCCACATAAAGGTCACGAAATCCTTGTTAATGCTGTAGTGGCGTTAGCTAAGAAGGTTAGTGGTGACCATGTTGTTTATGTTTCCAAATCCCAAGACTCAAAAAGAAATCCCCTCTCTGTAGACCAGAAGGTGGCGTATATGCGCCACGCCATTAGAGGTGCCAATATCGTTGGTGCTTCTGAACAAGTACCCACGTTTCTAGAAGTCGCCAAGCAACTTGACAGCAAGTATGAAAATCTGTACATGGTTGCTGGTTCTGACCGCGTGGTCGATTTCAAGCAAAAACTGGACCAGTATAACGGCAAGCTGTTCAACTTTAAAAGTATCGTTGTCGTTTCCTCTGGTGAACGTGACCCGGACGCCGAAGGTGCCTCGGGTCTTTCTGCTACCAAGATGCGTCAAGCAGCCGTTTCGGGTAACTTCAATCTCTTCAAGTCTGGTGTTCCTTCCGGGATGTCCGTGTCAATGGCTAAGAAGATGTTCGATGATGTTCGAGCGGGGTTGAAAATCACCGAGCAGACTGATGACCTTCGTGAGAAGTACATTGCCGAGCAAATCTTTAATGTTGGTGATATCGTCATTCACGCCGGGCAAGAGATGACCATCAAGTTCCGTGGTTCCAATCACGTTGTCTTAGAGAGTCAAGGTATTACAAAAAGGGCATGGCTCACTGCCATCGAACCTACAGATAAGGTAAACGAATCTATGAAGTTCAAACAGGAAGATAAAATCAAGGTTGCCCGTATCATCGGTATGGCTCTTGGTTATATGGAAGCAGAAGAAAAGACTAATCCAACCAACATCATCAATACTGCTTTGCGTATGGCTAAGAGTAAGCCTCTGAATCCTGAAGCAAAGAAGATTCTGACCAGAATGCTCCAGAGTGCCAGAGATGCCGAAATTCCATTTGATGAAAAGTTGGTCCCTGTTCTGAAAGAGGCAGTCGATAGTCCTAAAACCCTAAAGACGTATATTGCTAAGAACAATATAAACGCTGATGATGACCACATTGACCACATCGAACAAGATCCAGAGGACGAAGGTCCTGCTGTTGATAAGACTGATGCTAAGTCTTCCAATCTGATGCTTCATCCCAGAATGCAACCAGACTTTGTTCGTCGTATGAAAATTATGTACAAGCGGGCTGATGAGTCGGAAGAGGGTGAGACTGAACTGAATGATGATGAACTTGATAAGATTGAACAAGAGATTGATGATGACCATTTCATTGAACATGCCTACGATGATGAGGAGTTTGAGGTGGTCGATGAGGAAGACGATAACGAGCCAGTAGAAGAGTCGTTTGATTACACTGGACTCGTTGAAGTACTTTCAAGAGCCGAACGTATGAGGGCCCGTGTTCGTTTTGCACACACAAAAGCCAAGCGTGAGCGTGGTCTAAAGATTGCTCTAAAGAAGCGTTCAAGTGCCGAAACGATTGCTAAGAGGGCACGCAAAGCCGCGGTCAAGGCGATTGAACTCCGCTTGGCTAAGAAGCCTCTAAATCAACTTTCCATCGGTGAAAAGGAACGTATTGAGGCAAGAGTGGCTAGAATGAAGAACACTGTAACTAAACTGGCTACCAGACTAATACCGCGGATTAGAAAGATTGAAAAAGACCGTCTATCTTCCAAGCAGACACAAGGAGCGAAGTAATGAATGAACTAACCAACACATTGAGGATGCTCTTGGGTGATATATTCATCTTCGCGTTCAAATCTCAATCATATCACTGGAATGTCAAGGGATTTAACTTCACTGAACTCCATGCCTTCTTTGGTACAATCTACGTTGATGCTTTCGCACAGGTAGATGTTGTTGCCGAATACTTGCGTATTGAAGGTGAACTTGCACCCAAGAGTCTGGTTGAACTATACACAGCCGCAACATTGAAAGAAGATGAGTTTGTTCCTGGTACTTCCAGAGAAATGATTCAAAATCTTGTTGCCAATAATGCTGTTGTTATTAGTGACTTAAATACATTGTTCGATGTTGCTGATAGACTTAACGCCCAAGGTATTGCTGACTATGCATCAGCAAGACTTGATACCCATAAGAAACTCCAATGGATGTTAAAATCCCACTTAGAATCCTAATAGAGGTATAATAGATATGAACCCATTTCAAGAAGTTTTGTACGAACAAGAGAAGCATGTTCCTTTCTCTGATGACCATCTTAACAAACTTAGAACTGAATACTCTAAGATAAAGACTGTTGATCCATCGGGCGAGAGTTATAAGAAGCTTACCTCACACTTGGATTCACTACATCCTAAGCACTTGGAGCAGTTGGCTGGTGCCAAGATTCCATTTGTTTCTGGTCTGGCGCGCAATCGTGTTGGCAAGAAAAACGAGTGTGTGGAAGATGCTGATGCTCAGGTGTTGAAAGAAGAGAACCAACTGGATGAACTGAAGTCCACCACTCTTGGTTCTTATGTCAAAAAAGCCACACAGTCGTATGCTAACAAAGAAGGTGTTCGCAGTGACATGGCAAAATACAAGAGTCCCAACCACGATACTTATAAGAAGGAAGTTGCCAAGCGCAAAGCTGGTATTGATAGAGCCACCGATAAGCTGACCAAGCGTGCCGCTACTACCGACCATCTCAAGTTCAAGGGCATCGATGATTCTGTTGAATACGATGGTGAGATGCAGACTGAAGCATGGTCTTCCTATCGCGCCAAGGGGTCCGCGAGAGAGTCAGGTAAACCCAAGTGGATGGCTGACTTCGAAAAGCACGTAGTTGCCCATGACGAAAAACACCGCGGTAAGATTGAGTGGGACTCCGCGCACTATTTCCACAATACAGGACACTCTCCGGAAGAGGCCGCAAAGAAGTATGTTTCTTCGCGCAACGAGTCTTTGGATGAGTCCAAGTTTGTGGTTACACCTGAGTTGAAGCACAAGATTACCGTGTATCAGGCGCAAAACAAAGTAACTTGGGACCAAGCAAAGAAGCACTTCGAAGACGCCCACAATGATGCTGTTAAGGCAGCTAAACAAGCGTTGAAGGCATCGAAGCCCAAGACTCCACGTCCCGCTAAAGAAAAACTTATGACCACCCGTGATTTTGAGAAGACTTTGCGCGGTGCTGCCAAGGACTTCAAAGGCGATAATCCAGACGTTGAGATGGATCAAGTAGCGTGGGACTTGGCGGATGCCCTATTATGGAACCCCGACATTCGCAACTATGTTGCAAGCAAACTTCGCACAACTAACAGAGAAGTGATGAAGGAATACATTGCTGATCGTCTACCTGAGTCTGTTGAAACAGATGGTGTTGAACAGATTGATGAATTGAAGAAATCCACTCTACTTTCCTACATCGGTAAGTCCGTGCAGGATGTTGGTGCCGCTGGTGCCCAGACACGCGAGTTTGCTAATCGCTCAAGAGACTCCCGCGCCCAAGACAAGCACAATCAAGCCCGCGCGGAAATGGAAAAATCCGACAAGTCTTTTGCCCGTGGTTGGAAGCGTAAGAAGGGTGTTGAACTTGCGGCTGCCAAGCTAGCCGCTGGTAAGACAACCAACGAAGAGTTGATTGACGAAAAGACGTTTATGATTGCTTCCCCTGCCATGAAGAAAGCCAAGGAAGCCGCCCGCAAGGCAACTGAAGCTAAAAATGCTTCTTGGAAGTTCAAGAAAGGTGTGAAGGAGTCCGAGGCATTCAAGGAGATTGCACAACGTCTGATTGAGAAGACTCTTACTTCCGCTGAACAGGATAAGCGCGAGGATGTCGCTCAAGCCATGGAACGCGAAAATCCGGGTATGGATATGGGCAAGAAAATGGCGATTGCTACCGCCGTGGCAAAGCGTACCGCCGAGTCCATTGAAGAGGGTGCTTTTGCACCAAGCCACACACCTAAGCAACATAATCCTCTTGTCACTTTGTATGACAAAGATAAGAAGATGATGGGGCATACTCTTCTTTCAACCGCGGCAAGTATTCACGGTTTCGTTGACCATAGAGCCCATGATGTTCTCAAGAAAAATCAAGGAAAGATGACTAAGGTTGGTGACATTCATATTGAGTTTTCGCCACACAACAAAAAGTATGGCGTCACATTGGGCGAGGAGGCTTCACACGAAGACCTGAATGAAGATGCTCAAAAGGTTTACAATCACTGGCAATCCGTTCGTAAAGCTGGTAATGGTTTCTACACTATTCAAGCCGCTACCAGACACGTTATGGGGGACAAAGACCACAATCCAGATGAAATCCACAGGGATGTGAATCGTATTCTCAAGAGCAAGCAGAAGGAGAATGAAGAGAAGAGACGTTCTGGTAAGACAAACGAATCCGAACAGATTGATGAACTGAACGCCGAGACTCTGGCCTCTTATAAAAAGAAAGCAGGAGCCCATGCAACCGCGCTAGATTCTCTTGCAAAAGGAGCATATGAAAGAGGTGAAAAGAAAACGGGAGAAGGATTGACACAGTATGCTAACAAGCGTTTCTCCGGTATTCTTCGTGCTACCCGTCAAGAGTTCAAGAAAGCTAATGAAGATGTGAATGAGGCTGAGTTTACTGGCTACTATTTTGATAAAGGTGGAAAATCAGTCAATATGACGTTCACTGCGCCGAACATTACCCAAGCGAAAGCGAAGGTCAAGGCGGCAGCCAAGGAGCATGGTGGAAGATATGGTGATGCGAGGGAGAAGAGTTCTGTTCCTCTTCATATGTTAAAGCCCGATCCTACTCCGGTCAAGGAAGAAGCTATTGACGAAATCAGCAAACAGAAAGTAACCAAATACGTCAACAAAGCATACGATGATATGGAAGATGCTATTGACAAGGGTGATGAAAAGCGTGAGTTCAAACGTGCCATGGGTGTACAACGTGCCCACACGAAATTGGACAAGACAGACGAGGCTGTTGTCAATGAGTTGAGCAAAACAACATTAGCTTCCTATATCGACAAGACACACGGTGATATAGCTAAACAATACAACGATAAGAATCGTAGGAAATTGTCTAATCGTCTCCGTGGTACTGGGCTTGCGCATAAGAAGTTACAAAAGGAAGAGGTTGAAGTCATTGACGAACTTAATGCCGACACACTCCAAAGCTACAAAGACAAAGCAGAGAAGCAGGTCAAAGAAGTCAAGCCTTGGACCAAGAAAGGTGAGTACAAAGACATTGCCAAGCGTATTGTGGCTCGCCGCGAAAGGGGTATTGCCTCTGTAAAAAGTCGCAACAATGAGTCCGTTGAGGAAATCAACGAAGTAGACTATAAGAAGAACATTCCTAGGGGTGAAGTTGGTGATACTGTTATGATTCACAATAAAAATATGCCACAGTCAACTGGAACTATTACAAAAGTAAACGGGGATTCTTATCATATTCAATACAATGCTAAACGCAGTGAAAAAAATGTTCCTCATGAAAGAATCGCCAGATTAACCAAACGTGTTTCTGAAGGCGAAATCAACGAAGTAAAAGTTGGTGACAAGGTCCACGTCGGTATCAATCACAAGGGCGGCGCTGGTTTTACCGGTACTGTTCAGAAGATTGAAGATGATAAGGTCCATGTGAAGAGTAATCAGCCAGAGGGACGTTTCGGTGGTCGTACATTTGTAGGACACAAGAAAAATGTAACCGTTGAAAGTGAAGAGTGGTCGGATGACGGGGTTCTCGTTGAGTCTGATAACGAAGACTTCAATAAGAAGTTAGACTCCCACCTCAAGGGAATTGAGAAGATCCATGCTGACTATCGCAAGCGTAATGGTTTCACTCATGGTGAGCCGAAGTTTTCTGCACAACACGGAAAGAAGTATGTCAAAATCGTCCGTGACGATGGGCAACGTTCTGTTCATTCGTTCATTGACAAAACAACGGGTGATGTTCTGAAACCCGCGTCTTGGAATGCACCGGCGAAACATGCCAGAGGTAACATTCACGACGAACACAACGGCTTGAAGCATATGGGTCCACACGGTCCCGCATATCTCAAGTAAACAAGAGAGGTTGTTATGTGGATTATTGATTTTATACCAGCGGTTGTACTCCACTTCCTGGTTCTAGCAAGTATCATTGGTATTGTAGTTACATCATTGATACCGTTTATACCAGAACCACACAAGACAATCGTTAAGGTTGTATGTATCTTGGTCGCCCTCTTCGGATTGTACATCGAAGGGGGACTAAGTGAAAAACAAAAATGGGCGGCCAGGATAGCGGAACAAGAGGCGCAGATAGCCAAACTCCAAGAAGAGTCTGGTAAAGTAACAATTCAAGAAGTCATTAAGTATGTTGAAAAGGTCAAGGTCGTAAAGGAGAAGGGTGATGTTATTATCAAGGAAGTCAAGGTTTATGTTCCTCAAGCGGCTGATGATGCTTGCACTGTTAACAATGGTTTTGTCGAGTTGCATAACTACGCAGTGCGAAACGAAGTTCCCCCCGCCCCCGGAGCTACTAATGAAGCCGCCAGTGGTGTTAAACTCTCTACAGTATCCGAAGTCGTTGTAAAAAATTACAACCTGTATCATCAACAATCAGAACAACTCATAGCATTACAGAGTTGGATCAGAGAACAACAAAAATTGTTCAATAAATAAGATAGATATGAACGCTAAGGTATACAAGTTTTTACATTTAGATACACTGGGCATAGAAGTTATGTCTTGTGTCGCGTTTATGGCATTCGGCATTTCAAACATCCTAATGCCCGAGAAGATATCAACCCCACACGTGGGTTTCTATATCTTCTCAATTCTATTCATGGGAATAATATATTCCCTCCCTGTCATACTTCGTGACAAGGTAGTTGTTGTACGGGCTATTCTAGCCTATCTTTCTGGAGTGTTTTGGGTTTGGATGGGACTTTCTTCCATCTATACTTGTAGCCATTTAACCCTGTGTAACATTGTGGCTCTTACGTTTGGTATAGGAAACATCTATGCCTTCCTGATCCACATATTGTTATTAAAACGAATAAGAATATAACTCAATGGAACTATTAGAAGCATTTTTCAAGTTGTTAGGCGGGGCTACACAGGGGGCTCCGGCGATGGCGGCTTTGACCATTGCCGTGGTTGTAGGCCTATTCGCTATTTGGCTTTACTCTCGCAAGATTGATATTGATGCAATCAATACAATCGGTAATCTACAATCTAAACAAATACAAGACTTGCAGGCTCTTGTCAGAAGCTTAACAGAGGAACTATCAGAGGCCAGAAAAGAAATAGCCGAGATTAGTAAACAGAACAAAGAAATGCGCAAGCATATAGTTAAGCTTGAAAAACTACTGATACAAAACGGATTGAATCCACCTGATGCTGAGGATGATGATGCTTGAGGAGGGAACGGTTAAGCTTCCCAGTGGGGCTATACTAGACAAGATTACGAACTTCGTTCTGTTGTCCTACTTCAGGCGCAACAAGTACAAGGTTCCAAAAGAGATACCAGATATACCCTATGGTAAGTCTGGTAAGGATGATATCATTCTTATCAAGATACCAAAGAGGGAATTGCCTTATGGTATCCCAAAAGATGTGGTTATGATGGTCAACACTAACTCCGGATTTCCTGAGTTTGAGGCTGTTGTTTATCCAAATGAAGACCATGAAAATATGTTCAAGATGGAGTTCTTCATCAAGGCTCCATATTATACAAATGAAAAAGACGATATAGATGGACTTCGTCATAAGATAAAGACAAACGTTCGCCATGAGTTTGTTCATCTCATCCAAAATTATATCATCAAAGATAAAGGTGAGGTAGCACAACTCAAGTCCAAGATGATGAAATCAAGATATGGTAAAGGTGCAACAGACTATTTGACTAGTCCCGTTGAGTTCGAATCCTATCTAATCACTGTCATTGATGACTTTGTTGCTAGAAGTAAGAAGTTTACTACTAGACAGGCGTTGAATGCTGCCATTCAAAAGTACGTCAACTCTTCCGATTTCTTCAAGGCGTATAAGAAGGCAGCGACAAAAGGTAAGACAACAATCAAAGGCTATATGGACGATGAAGATAACAAAGTGAGATTGGATGTTGATTACGTTCAACTAAGACAAAAAGCACTCAAAAAGTTTTACGCTTCTCCGGAAGTGAATAGTTTACTTAAAGAAGGTCAAGATATGATTTCTCTCAAAGATTTTATCAAAGAAGCGACTGCAACCAGTTCGGGAACATCACCTATGACTGGCGCTGGATATTGCTCTGTCTGTAAGAAGACGGGTGAGATTAAGTATATGGGTGATAAGGGTTCTGCTAGAAAGCACGTTAAGTCTAATGCCGACCACTTCCTTGGTTATAGTCCCGGTCGTAAGGTTGGTGAAATCTTCGGCGGTGTCTATGGTAAGACTAAGAACGAGGAAGTAGAAATTGATGGTGAAATGGAAATGGTCACCATTGAAGAAATCAGTAAGAAGACTGCCTTTGAGTATGCTGTAAAGGCATCTAATGATACAAAGAAAGACCGCGAAAAGGGTGTAAACAAGGCTTTCGACCGTATCTATAATCTCAAGAAAAAGAATGAAAACTCAGATACGTTGACCAATCCACTAATCACCACAACGATTGACCAACAACCAGAAACACCAAGAGTACCATCCAATCCCAAGAAGTCTTCGGTTGGTCGTGGTATGTCTTCTATCTCAACAGCTATGCCGCAACAGAACTCGGTTCCTACCAGAGAAGAGTTTGAAGGTCTAGACGAAATCAGTTTAAACACAACACTGAACTATCTGGGTAAAGCCAACTCCTCATTGCGTGATATGAACACAAAGGTTAGTAAGGGACTTGGTAAAGACAAGGGTCTTTCTGCCATGGCTAGACACACAGAATTAGTATCAAAACGAAACAAACGTGCCGATGGCATTGACCGTGCTATGAATAAGTTTTATTCCGGTAAGTTTAAGAACGAGGAAACTATGTCAACAGATGAAACATTGGATGAAAAACTGAAGGTTTTTACGAAAGAGCGAGGAGATTTCGTTCGTTATCCAAAAACACCAAGCGCGGGCCATGAACACCTCGCAGGTGATTTCCAAGAGAAACGTAAGAAAGCTGCCGACCACGTTAGAAGCTTGCGCAAACAGGGTAAGAAAATTGGTAACGCCCCTAGTAATGATGGAGCATTTAAAGTTCGCGAAGATGTTGAACTAGAAGACTTCACACTTGAAGAGTTGGAAGAGTTTACAATGAGTGAGGCTTTTGAACAGATGGATGAATTAGAAAAGAAAACTCTTTCTTCCTACATCAGCAAGCGCGGTTCACAGTTGTCAACATTTATGTATGGACCAGAGGGAAAACGTGGCCAAGGTATGACCGGACGCCAACAGGCGAATGCAGTCAAAGGCGTCAAGCGTGCCGGAAAGAAATTGTATGGCGAAGAGTTTGAGGGTCTGGACGAAGCGGGCGGTCTTCCTGATGGTCAACCCGCAGGCGTTGCAATCAACGAACCCGCTGTTGAAAGAATGCCAAAGCGTATCACTGCTAGAGAGTTTTCTAGCCGTTTAAAGAAGAGTCGATAACGACTAAATAGAGTAGTTGAAAAACTATAACAGCTAATCACCTTTGTAAAGGAAGAACAATTATGTCACCACTTTTGGGAAACACAGACAATCTAGCCGGAGTTCCCACCTGGCTGAAAAATAAGGCAGGTACAGCTTTGGCTATTGCGCGTCAATCGCTACCCGCAAACACAAGAATCATCTTTGTTAGCACGGAAGAGGCAATGACTGCCGAAGCTAAGGCTAACGGAATGGGTATTCCGGGTTGGTATTCTTATCTTGAGTATACTGCCGGCACTGAAACACGCCGTAGGGTTGAACTCTTGGTTGAAGCATCCGTGGCTTCCGCTGTTGCTGGAGATACCGGTGTTGATGCTGGTTCTGGCGCAGTTTCGGACGATGATATCCTTACCACACCCGTCATTTCTATTACCACTCAACCGGCTGATGTTGAGTTGACTGATCCTGATGGTTCGCTTGACACAGCTACATTCACTGTTGTTGCCGCTGTTGATCCAACAGCTACATTGGGATATCAGTGGGGCGTCTCTGAGGATGGTGGTGTTGTTTGGTCAGTCCTCGTGGGTGAAACCACTGACACACTCGTTATTACACCTGATGCCCTCGGCACGGAAGACGGCTTCCAGTATCGTTGCGTTGTTTCGGCAGCCGGTGCAGAATCAGTTGTCACTGAGCCCGCAACTCTAACTGTAATCATTTCTTAATCTATGAAACGGGGGGTAGTTTTCTACCCTCCCATCTAATTATCTATGAAACTTAATGAAAAGAACTTTCTTTTGTATGCGATGCACCACTATCAAAACGTTAGTTGTGTAACACTGGATGAGTTCCAAGAAGACCTGAAAACATTCACATATATAAAGAAACAGTTGGGAAAGCAAGAAACCAATCAAAGGTTACTGCTCAATCACATTATCATACTGTTCAACATATTCGGTGATACTGCCTTAAATATGTTGTTCTATAGAGTGGAACAAAAGCACTGGGGTATTCTAGCAACATATCTGGTTTTCATCAATAGAATGCCAGAAGAGATACCAGAGCATAATATAAAACTCTCTGAACTTTCACTAGATAGTAAAGTTGTTGAGGAACTAAGGAAACTCTAACCAATGGGTATGTTAGACAATCTCATAGCAATGCGTATCCTCTATAAACTGGTGACCCCGTTTGTAGATAGTGATGCATACAAGTTGGGTATCATAGACGAAAAGGGCAAGTTGCTCAAGAAACCTTCTGAGTTCACCACAAGTGAAGAGAAGGATGCCTATGATATGCTAGATAGACTTGTATTCAATCTCAAGAGATTGCTTTCAAAACTACCGGGTGGAGATAACAAACTAAAGAACCTCGCCGCGGCATACTTTCTAGTCAAAGAACATTACGACAATGAGGAAGTTTCTGATGATATGCTTCAAGAGCAGTTGGAAACGTTTTCTAATGTCTGGCTTGTTGAAGAGACTCTAGAGGTGATGAAGTTCTTGGAACTGATGGAAGAAGATGGTGGGGTTGGCGTGAACAATGGTGGAGGTATGACTTCAACTGCACCTGTTAACAGAACTGGTCCTGAAGTCTCCACAGATCAGCCTCTTATCAACAAAAAGAAACCAAAGCTGATTAAGAGAAAACAGATTACACAAGCTGAACTAGTTGGTATCTAATAGAAGTATTCATTTCAAACCAACAC